TGTCGTCTTCTATAAAATCATCTCCATCTTCATTTGTATATCCGTGAGTATTTGCTTGTTTATATTCTTCTTTAAGAACCGAATATTTAACTTTATCACCAATTACGATGTATGGAGTTTTTTTTATATAATTATTTGTTTGTTTGGGTAAAGTCTTTTTATTACTCCAATATCTTATTGATAATAATAATTCATCCGTTATATCATCGTAACACAAATTAAATAACCGGCTATGTTTCATAAGTCCTACTCTTATTTCTCTCTGGTAATTTTTATTTGTATATTTTTTCCATTCACTTCTTATATTGTCATACCAAATGTTATCATTTATATTATTCATTCTTTCTGTAACCCAATCTTGTGTTATGTGACCTAAATTTATATTTTTTTCATTTTCGTAATTCTTAATAACTTCATTTATTTTTTTTATTTCAATATGTTGAATATTTATAAAATCTATTATAGGTTCATAATTTCCATACTTATCAATAAATTCATCAATATTCATTTCTTGTATTTCATTAATACATATATAATCAGGTAATTTAGTTTCTTTACACCATTCAAATATTTCAGCATCATTCATATCGTCAATGAGATTTAATTGATAACCATTATTTTTGCTATCATAATGTTTAATTGGTTTTAAATTTTTTCGTTTCTTTGACACATCAATATATTTCATATATTTACCAAACTTAAAATCTCCAGTATCTATTATATTTTCTAATAAAACTTTAATTTCTTCCCAAGTCTCACAACTCATAACAGATTTTTCAATATATTTTATAAAATTTACATAAAAAATCTGTATTATATCTTGTAATTCGTGCGTAGTCCATAAAGTAAGTTCCATACTTCCATCTTTCAGTTCTAAATCATTATATTTTCCTTGCAATCTTAATCGTTGTGAAATGTCAGTGCAATTTAACGATGCATGAGAAACAAAATACTGGTCTGTTAAATGTAATGAATAATTATCATAATCGTCGCTGGTAAAAGAATACCCTCTTTCTCCATATTTACCTGTTATTGTTATAATTGTTTTACATAAAATTGGTATATCACTTTTTTCAAATAAAATTCTTAATAATTTATAAACAAATTTTATATTTAATATTTTTGTATTTATATTAAAATAGCAATAATTATTAGGTAATTTTTTAGATTTTTCAGTATCAATAGATGACTCATATACTCCTCCTAATTGCCATAATCTTTGGTTTGTGGATGATTGTTCTGAGTCCCATTTAGACCAATATTTTATTTCTATTTCATATTTTTTTGATAAATATAATCTTAAACAATTTCCATGATATATTACGATAAACAAATTGGGAAAATCTTTAACTATTTTATCTACTAAACAAAATTGATTAACTCTTCTTTTTTCTTCACTTATCAATAACGAATTATATTTAATTGTAGGTCTTTTAAGCACTTCTTCTATTATTTTTTTTATATTAATATTATAATCTTCAACGATATTATAGCATTTTTTTTTTTTGTGATTTTCTATATCTTGATAATCCCACCAAGATTTAACAAGTGTAGTGTTAAAATTTATAAGACTATTAAATAATCCATAATAATCATCTGATCTTTTCATTTTATGAACCTTTGATATTTTAATTTGTATATCAGTATGGTCGCTTAATCTTGTTGTTATATTATATAACAACGAATGTGCTGTGCCTGTAATATGTAGTGCATATTTTACTTTTTTATATATTTTGGCAAGCAAAATTTCACACGCAGTAGAATCTTTTTTATCATTATCATTACTTCTATCATTTGAAGATGTAGGACTCATTAAATCACTTTCATCAACTAATGTGGTTATATTCACAAGTTCATCATTGTAATAAATATACTCACTAAATTTCGTATTTAGTTTTGCTAACTGAGTATGATTCATTAAACAACAAAAAATATCATTAGAATTGATTGCTTCTTTATTACTTAATTTATTAATAATATCATTACTATTTATATCTTTTAGTTCCGGAAGTTTATAATCTTTCCAATATTCATCATTATTTTCTTCAAAGTATTCTTGGATTTCATTATTAAATTCTTGAAACAACGTTTTTATAAATTGAATATTAAAATTGTAATTTTCTGTGCCAACTATATCGTCTTGTAATTGTTTTTGATCTATTGTTAAATTTCTAAAAATATATAAAACAGGTCTTTTTAGTATATGAACCGAAATCCACATAATTATACATGCTTGAACTCTTTTTCCAAGTTGTATGTCTCCCCATAATAATTCTACTATTGATTTTTCATTATTTTCTAAATTAAGTGAATTTAATAAATCTTCTTCAAATGAAGGCGAATTAATATTTTTTGGAATATGTTCTAATTTTATTGGATTATTTCCCCAATTATGCCTCTCTAAACTTTCACCATTTATATATTTGCACTTATATAACATAATATTTATAATTTTTTCAAGTGGTTTTCTAAATATTTCATTTTTTTTTTTAAAAAACGTATTTATTTTGTTTTGTAAATATGTCATTTGTATTATTATTTATATATAAATAATATAAGGCAAATATTTAAATCATTATTTATATAATATAAAAAATGCCTTGAAAAAATATGCCTATATCTTCAAAATATAGGTTAAAAATTATATACAAGAGAGAAATTCATTTATACAAAATTCTTATATATATAAATTTAATATAAATTTTAATATCTATTTTATAGAGCAATACGCATATGCTATAATGCGACCTTTGGAAACGACTTAAATAATATTCTGATATTATATTAATATGGACGAAATTGAAAAAAATTCTAATGGATATTGGCAATCAATAGAGATAGACAATTGTCCTTTAAATAATATTAAAAACTTTAGAAAAAGAGTAAATGCTATAAATATGCTTTTATTTAATGATATTGAGACAACTGATACAAAAATATTAGTTTCAAAATGGATAGATATTAACGGAACTAATATGGAAAGTAATATTATATATGATGCTGGTTCAAATATTAATGATTGGGAAGTTTGTATATGTGGTCATTATATACGACATTATTGCAAAGTAAAACGTGAACATGAAGGAATGGTAATAGGAACAAGTTGTATAAAAAATTTTTGTGATGATAAAGTTATATTTCAAAATTTTAAAAATAACTTTAAAAAATGCAAATGTGGTAAGAAGAAAATTATGACTAATAATATATGTAAAAAATGCTATAAAAAGGAAGAAGAAAAAACTATAAATATTGCACGAAATTTAGTGCAAGGAAAAAAAGATCCTGATAGACAAAAAGAATTACAAACTCAAGAAGAAGAGGCAACATATTTAACTCATATGGATAGTTGGATGGATAAATTGGAAAAGGCACGTATTCATATGGGATTTCCTACTCCTTTAACTTTCTAACATATGAGAGCTGGGTCACAACGTTGTGATGTGATTTCTTTGCTAATTCAATCCTTTCTGCAGGTGATAATTTAGAAGAAGATAATTCTGTGGTGATTTTACTATGTCTGATATAGTTTATAGATCCATTTTCAATTCCAATATCACTATTCATTTCACCAACAAAAGATGATAATAGAGATTTACCTAATAAAGTGTCTCCATATTGCCTTATTTTTATATATCACCATAAATAAATATGGCTTAATATTTTTGCATTATAATACCCATTGGATTTTTTAATTTCGTGTGCTATTGCTTCTTTTCTATTAGTTATACCATTGCTATGTCTGCTATAATAATTCATTTGTCGTTTTTTATCTGAATGATCATTATTGGAATATAATTTTAACGGCGTTCTATCTTTATATTGCTGATAATCTGATGCTCCAAAATGTATTTTTCTAATATGATTAGTATCTAAATCTTTAATAAATGCCATATATTTTTTTTTAGGATTTGAACTTTTTTGAAATTCAATGATTTTCTCTCTCATATTATTATTATAATACATAATAATAATATAAATATATAATACTATATTTAAATAGATGAATAAGTTTAATTTTAACCCCGTAAGCAATGTTATTACTATTGAAAAAATGAATGGTGATATTATTAAAATTAGAGCAAACACTGATTTAGATGCAAATCCAAACCCAAATATTAATTCTAAAGAAGCAATTACTTCATACAATGCGTTAATGGATGAATTGAAAATTAAATATCCTCACTATAGTGCAAAATGGAATAGTTTTAAATTTGATGAAAAAACTAAAATCTTATATCTTTATAATCAATCAAAATTATAATAAATATAATAACAATTAATTTGTAAGTAATTTAATATTTAATTGACGATTTGGTTTAAATTTTAAAATATCCAGTATTTTAATATTTGTTGGAAATAAAGTATCACCATATATATCTTGCAGTAATAACCATTCAAATATACCACCAATATAAATATATACATTAGTAAAACCTAATGCAATTAGTTGGTCGTATTTAATAAATATAGTATTATCATGTGCATTTTTACCATATATAATAATATAGGTATTGGTTTTTTTATTAGTTAATAATTTATTTAGTAGTTCGGTTTCATCTTTAATGCTAATAGTATTTTTTATTAATAATTCTTGCTCTGAATTAAGCAATGTATTAATAAGTATATATTTTTCTTCTATTGCATATCTTATATCTTCAAATGTAATTTTATTAATACTCATTTTATTTCCCATTAAATAAAATAAAATGGTATATTTATATAAATATTCTTACTAATTCTATTTTATTTAATCAAATGAAACAGTGATTTCAACATCTTCTTTTTTTATATTTTTAGAAGCATATATAGATAATTCTTCTCTCTTTTTCCTTGTTATATTTTTAGATACAATAGGCACAATATTTTTACGCTTAGATGTGCTACTTCTAGCGTTCATATCTTTCTCTATAATAGAATAATTATCATTAATATATTTTATCACATCATTTTCTAAAGCCCATTTAAAAAAATTCAATTGTCCTATAGTGGTTTGTATAAAGGTATTATTTTTATAAGGAAAATTAATTCTCTCCCATCTGCAAAATGGATCAAAACGCTTTTTAGAATATGCTTTTAATTTTAACTTATAATCCATATACACCTTAAATCGCTTATTTGACGATGATAATGTATATAGAGTGTAAAACTTTTTAGCATAATTTGTAGCAAACCAATCAACAATTCGTAAGGAAATTTTCATATCACCATTAATAATAGAAAGCATGTCATCTAAGTTATTGTTATTATCATAATAAATCATTAGTTTATTGAGTAATAAATCATTTTGAGTAATATAAGACATTATTATTAGTAATAATCTAACTTCTATTTAAATTATTACGCTTAAATAATGATTATATTTAGAAATAATATTTATTAAATATATAATTATGCCACTTAAAAATAATAGGTCTAAAAAGAAATTACATTTTTTAAAAAAAAAGAATAAATCTAAACGTGGAGGTCGTGGTATGGGAGAAACTAGTTCTAGTTCCGTGTCAGGTTTGGGGTCTGGATCTTCGCGTAAATCTTCTTCGTCTAGTGAAAATTCTTCATCGTCCAGCGAAGAATCTTCTTCATCGCCATCTTCTTCTTCATCCAGTGAAGAATCATCTTCTTCGTCCAGCGAAGAATCTTCATCGCCATCTTCTTCTTCATCCAGTGAAGAATCATCTTCTTCATCTAGTATATCGTCATTACCTTCTGCTAGTGCATCATCTACAAAATCATCATTAACTTCTCCTACTGCATCATCATCACGTCGTTCTTCTATAGGTATTAATTCGGGTGATATAATGGATGCAACTATTGTAAATCAAGATAATCCTCAAGGTAGTCCATCTGGTGAGAATTTGTCTAATGTGGCATTAATGGAAGAATTATTGAAAGAGTCTGGTCTCAAACTACCATCATCTACACGTTCATCATCTGCAAAAACATCTCCTGTAAAAGTTCTTTCTGCAAGAGTGCCTTCTGCAAGAGTATCTTCTGCAAAAGTGCCTTCTAAACAAATGTCTGTGCGAGAAAATTCTGGTGATATAGTGAATTTACCTCGTGGTGTCACTTGCTTAAGAAGAGATTATAATCCAAAATCAAAAAGATGCCTCATACCATGCAAAAATGGACAAGCCAGAAATCCAAATAATAATAGATGTGGTGCTATGCCCAAAAATAATGGTCCTAATTTACGGCAATCTATGGCCAATCTTCCAGTAGAAAATATTGGTAATGGTGTTCCTCCGTGTGGTGGAAGAACGGAAGATTTTAACCCACGAACTAAAAGATGTTTAAAACCTTGCGAATCCAATACTAGACGAAATCAACAAACTATGCGATGTGTTAAGGTATTAAATGTTGCACCTGCTCAAGAAGTTCGTTCCCGACAAGCATCTATTCGCAGAAGTCCATCTCGTGAAGCAATAGTAGTAGGACAAGAGGCACAAGAAATGTTTCCACAGGGTGTAGCAGCAGAACCAGTGCAACAAATGCAACGAGCACAAAGTCCTAAAAAAATGACTCTTAAACAAAAAAATACACTTAAAAGATTTAACCAAAATAGTTCTCAAAATTCTACAAGAAAAGTAATTCATTTATTGGCTAGAAGATACCAATTTGACCCTGTAGATGCAACCACTTATATTAATAAAAAACTTGCTATTAAAACAAGATATTCTGAATAAAAAGTTTTTAAATTATTAAATATTTTAATATATTTAAATACCTGTTTTAACAAGTCTTAATTTTTTTGTAAATAGAAATTTATTCATATCTATTGTTCTGCGTTGTAAATTGCATTTTAAACAGCAAATAATAGTGTTATCATATGAATGACATTTATTATTATCTATTCTATCTAAAGTCCATTGCATAGGATCGCGTATATTTTTATATAATACTATTACATTTTTACTGCAATATTTACATTTTAATTTACTTGAAACCATTTTTTCAATTAAATCGTTAAATGTTATAAGTAATATTTCCTCATATATTTTTTTTT